GAAATCTTGCGTATGGGACTGTATCAACTGCGCTTGCACTAGATGCCAGCAAGAATGTGGTCAGTGTCACCAACACTGGTACTGGTGACAATGTTTTGGCAGGTTCTCCAACTTTAACGGGTACGGTAAATGCTGCTGCCGTTACGATGTCATCTAATTTGACTTTGTCAGGCGGCACAGCCAACGGTGTGGCCTACCTCAACGGCAGCAAAGTCCTGACCACTGGGTCGGCGCTGACGTTTGATGGGAGTCAGTTGGGTGTCGGTGTGGCGTCTCCTGTTGCTCCCATCGACATTCAAAGCAACTCTGGTGGCACTGGTTTGCGAATGAGGGGCCGCGCAAGCGGAAACACTAGCGCAATTCGTTTCTTTTCAAACGACAGTGCAACACAGCAGGCAAGATTGGAATCAAGCGATTCCTATTTTGAAATCAACTCAGTTTCAAACTTGCCGATGATATTTTCGGTCAACAACGCCGAACAAATGCGCCTGACCAGCACCGGGCTGGGTATTGGGACGAGTTCGCCTGCTGCTAAGTTGGATGTAAAGAAAACCTCCAACGACACAATCTCTCGGACAAATGCAGTAGGTGGTTTTGGGGATTGGGATTCCCTCGGCGCTGGTCTGCTGATGCAACAGACTCTGAGTTCGCCATATGGATTTGCACTGCAAGCAGCCAACGCAGCCAACAGCGTGCAGTTTCCGCTGCTGCTCAACCCGTCTGGCGGGAATGTGGGTATTGGGACGAGTTCGCCGGGGGCGAAGCTGGAGGTCAACGGCGCTGTTGTGCCTTTGCGTTTAGACAGCATTACTGCCCTGCCTTCAAACCAAGCATCCTGCTACGTTGGCCCGATTTCTGACACCGCTGGTGGCGGCATCAATGGCGACTTGGCGCTAATCCCACGGACAAGTGCGGGCGGCAGCATCGTATTTGCTACCGGATCAACTACACCATCCATCAGGATGCGCCTCGACTCCTCCGGCAACCTGGGCCTGGGGGTGACGCCGAGTGCGTGGAGTAGTTCTGTTGCCACACAGGTTGGCTACGGTGCTGCACTCTCTAGCCGTGCTGCTGGCAATACCGCCAGCGATGTGACGCACGGTGCTTACTGGAACGGCACGAACTGGCTATATCAATACAGCAGTGTTGGAGCATCCCGGTATCAGATGACCGGGGCAAACGCCGGTAGCACGCACGCATGGTTTGTGTCCGCAGGCGGCACAGCAGGCAACGCCATCACCTTCACCCAGGCAATGACATTGGGGGCAAATGGAAACTTGGCTGTTGGCGATACAAGCACAGGGAATGCTCGGTTATTTTCCTACATTAGTGATGCTTCATTGGCCGCAATCAACGCAAGACAAGACGGAGCCGGGCCAATTCAAGTTTGGAATTCTGGCGGCTCCGAACGCGCCCGTATCACAAGCGGGGGGGATTTGCTGGTGGGGACGACGAGTACGGCCTTTACAGGCCGGGTAGTAGCTTTGCAAGCCACCTCAGCAAGCGATGTGTTTACTGCGTGGAATTCAGCCACTACCGGCGACAACTCACTTATTGGGTTTTTCACTGATGGTGGAGCAGGTCGCGGCTCCATCACATACAACCGAGCAGGCGGCCTAGTCGCCTACAACACCACCTCCGATTACCGCGCCAAAGACATCCTCGGCCCTGTCGTGAATTCTGGCGCAGCGATTGATGCGCTGAAGGTCTACGAAGGCAAGATGAAGGGCGCAACGCAGCCGCGCCCGATGCTGGTGGCGCATGAGGCTCAGGCTGTGGCTCCGTATTCCGTGACGGGCGAGAAAGATGCCGTGAACGAAAGCGGCGATCCAATCTTCCAGCAAATGGATGTTTCCTCGCTGGTGCCGCTGCTGATTGCTGAAATCCAATCGCTACGCCAGCGCGTGGCACAACTTGAAGGAGCCTAAACCATGACCACCTGGACGATCTCTCAACTCGACCGCAAGACCTCTGATGGTTTTGTAACTACAGTGCACTGGCGCGCAACTGCGGTTGACGGCGATTACAGTGCCAGCGTCTATAGCACATGCTCGTGGGCTGATGGCGAGGTCACAATTCCCTACGAAGACCTGACTGAGCAAGATGTGTTGGACTGGGTTTGGGTGTCCGTAGACAAGGACGCTACCGAGCAGGCTTTGGCAGATCAGATCGAAATGCAAAAGCATCCCGTCACCGCAACTGGAATGCCTTGGAGTGTCTGAAATGGAGTCGAGCGAAATTGATCCGGTTCGCTACGGTGCGATGTGGCAGCGTGTCCAAGACTACGAGCGCCGTTTCGAGGTCATGGACAAGAAGCTCGACAAGATGGAGCGCCAGATTGAGGAGCTCCTGGCACTGGCAAACAAGGGAAAAGGTGGCTTCTGGATGGGGATGACGATTGCCAGCATGGCTGGAGGCGTCATTACTTGGGTGGTGGGGCACTTCAAGGGGGGCTAACGTGGTGGATCCTCTAACCGCTCTCGCTGCCATATCGTCGGCAGTCCAGCTTGTCAAAAAGGTTTCCAAGACCGTTGACGATGTGGCATCGCTAGGGCCGGTGTTGGGCAAGTACTTTGACGCCAAAGAGCAAGCCATTGAGGTTGTCAAGCAGGCCAAGGCTGGCGGCTTCAAGGGATCTGCACTGGGCAAGGCGCTTGAGCTAGAAATGGCTCTGGAGTCTGCTAGAGAGTTTGAGGAGCAGGTCAAGATGCTCTTCTTTCAGTCAAACAAGATGGATGTTTGGCAGAGGATCACAGCCCGTGCCAAACAGATGGAGATCGATGCGGCTCACGATGCGCGGCGCAAGAAGGAAGCGGCTAAACGGCGTGAGGCAGAGATTGAAGAAGCCATCATCCTTGTGATTGGTCTGACTGTTGGTGGCGCTGCAATCGCAGTGACCGTCTGGGCTGTGGTAACTGGGTTCAACTGGTAATGACTAGATCAGAGCTTGAGATCATCATCAAGAAACGTGCCGCGATCACGGTCACGATCTTTGCCGCCTTGCTTGCTATCAACACTATGGTTGGCAACAGCAACTCCAGCAAGGTTCTGACCAACACCATCGCTGCCAACAACATGTGGGCTTGGTATCAGGCCAAGAACGTCCGATCTGTGGTCTACGAGGTGGCAGGACGCGAGCAAGACGCTGCAAGAATGCGCCAGGACATGGAAGAGATCATGGCCAAGGCTAAGTCTCTAGAGACGGAGCGTGATCGTGCAAAAGATCGCAGCCCGTTCTATACCTATGCTGGAGCGGCTCTCCAGATTGGCATTGTCCTATCTACAGCAGCCATTTTGGCCGTTGCCATGCCTCTGTTCTGGGGCAGTGTAGGAACAGGACTACTTGGTGCTGCGATGATGTATTGGGGTTTTTATGTCGCCTGAGCTACAGAAGTACTATGAGAGCCGCTTTGACATGTTTTCCAGCCAGGGGTGGCATGACCTCATGGAAGACGTTGACAACATGTTAAGCAGCCTAAATAATATCTCGACAATCAATGATGAGAAACATCTACAATTCAGAAAAGGTGAGATTTCTATCCTTACATGGCTGAAAACCTTAAAGAAGGTCAGCGAAGACGCATATGAGGATCTGAACGATGAAACGAATGTATGAATTTGTCTGCTTTTGTGGACAGCGCACTGAGAGGTTGGTCGGTTATGAGACGACTGATGTTCAGTGTGGATGCGGCGGTACAGCCAGCCGCGTCATAAGCGCTCCGAAGTTTAACTTGGAGGGGTGGTCTGGGCACTTTCCGTCTGCACACGGGCGGTTTGAGCATAGGCACGTTGAAAAGTTAAAAGCGGAACGTAAAGCCAACTCATAAGCCTACGGTAGCCGAGTTGAATCTCCTACAACCTTTTTGGCAGGAAAAATCATGCTGATAGACCAAGAACCAGAGTTGCCAAGCGAACTGGAAGTACAGGAATCTAAGTCCCAACTCCCTGACAAGTATCGGGATAAGAGTTTGGAAGAGGTTATTCGGATGCACCAAGAGGCTGAGAGGCTGATTGGCAAGCAAGCCCAGGAAGTGGGTGAAGTCCGTAAACTGGCTGACGAGCTTATCAAACAGAACATTGGTTCTAAGCAGCACATCAAAGAGGAAGAACCTGAAGTAGACTTCTTTGAGAACCCTCAGAAAGCGGTTCAAGCGACCATAGACAAGCATCCGGACGTTCTTGCTGCCCGTCAGGCCAGCATGGAGTTCAAGCGGATGCAGATCCAGCAGAAGTTGGCGCAAGAGCATCCCGACTACACCAACATAGTAGGTGATGCCGAGTTTCAGAACTGGGTGAAGTCTTCATCCGTGCGTCTGGGGCTTTATGCAAAGGCCGATGCTGAGTTTGACTATGACTCTGCTAATGAACTGTTGTCTACCTTCAAAGAGTTGCGTGGCGTGAAAGCTCAAAAGGCTGGGCAGGCAAGTGATGCTAGTCGAGCTAAGAGCATGAGAGCAGCGCAAGTTGATGTCGGTGGCTCTGGAGAGAGTTCGAAGAGGGTATATCGCAGGACAGACCTCATTCGGCTGAAAATGACCGATCCATCCCGCTACGAAGCGCTTAGTGACGAGATCATGCAAGCGTACGCAGAGGGCAGGGTCAAGTAACCATCTTTTTTTTGGAGATCCAACATGGCTAATACTGCTTTTGCACCGAACAATGCGGTGACCACCACCTCCGCAGCGAACTTCATTCCAGAAATTTGGAGTGATGAAATTGTTGCTGCCTTTAAGAAAAACCTCGTTCTGGCCAATGTGGTCAAACGTATGTCTTTCAAAGGCAAAAAGGGTGATACCGTTAACATCCCTTCGCCTGCCCGTGGCAATGCCTCGGCCAAGGTGGCTACTGATGCCGTTACTCTGATTGCAGAGAGCGACACCAACATTCAGGTGCTGATCAACAAGCACTTTGAGTACAGCCGCCTGATCGAGGACATCGTTGAGGTGCAAGCCCTGACGAGCCTGCGTGCTTTCTATACGGAAGACGCTGGTTATGCTCTCGCAAAGCGGATGGACACCGATCTGGTTCAGCTTGGTCGTTACTTCAACGGCGCAACCGTTGGCACCAACGACTATGCCACCAGCAACACCACCACCAAGGCGTTTATCGGCTCCGATGGCACGACTGCTTACAACAGCACCTCGTCCAACGCTGCGGCCCTGACTGATGCGGCTATCCGTCGCACCATTCAGCGTCTGGATGACAACGACATCCCTATGGATGGCCGTTTCTTCCTGATCCCGCCTTCGAGCCGCAACACCCTGATGGGTCTGGCCCGTTACACCGAGCAGGCATTCGTTGGCAACGGCGATGCTATCCGCAACGGTGAGATCGGCCAGTTGTACGGTATGGCAGTGTTCGCGACCTCCAACGCCGACACCGGCGCTGGTAGCAGCGGCACTGACCGTATCTGCCTGATGGGCCACCGCGATGCGATGGTTCTGGTTGAGCAGCTTGGTATCCGTTCGCAGACTCAGTACAAGCAAGAGTACTTGGGCACCCTCTTCACCGCAGACACGATCTACGGTGTGAAGGCGCTGCGTACCAACGCTACCAGCACTGCTGCTGATGCTTCCGCTGCCTTTGCCCTGGCTGTCCCGGCCTAATGCAGTTGTCCCCTCCCCTTCGGGGGAGGGATCTTTTTCTATAGGAGATTGAAATGGCTGCTGCTACCGCTGTTGTTTCCCGCCGTGGAAACGATCAATTCCGGGGCTTGTTCTCGGACACTTGGGAGGTTGCGTGTACTTTGGATGCTGGTGCCGTCTCGGCTGGTGCCACTGACACTGATACCGTAACTGTTCCTGGTGTTGCTCTTGGCGATATCGTTATTGGTTTCTCGCATGGTGTGAGTGAGGCTGGTCTGGTCAAACGGGCTTATGTCTCTGCTGCCAACACTGTGACGATCGTCACCTACAACCCTACCGCTGGTTCTGTCAACTTGGCATCAACCACGCTCACGCTGATCATTGCGCGGGCTGTGTAATAGACGGGGGGCCACAAGCCCCCTGTTTTACTTTTGGAGTTCCAATGGCTACCTATCGTTGTTTGGCAAGTGGCAATACGGTCACGTTCACTATGCCCCATGACATTGAGTCCATGAAGGGTCACAGCGGATACGTCATGATTGACGAGCCGGAGCAAGAAGAGACTCGTCCTCTTCCGATGATGCCTCCTCAACAGGTTAAACGGCCAGGACGGCCACCTAAACAGCCAAAGGCTACCTAACATGGGTATGCTGTCAGGGGTTGTGTGCCCCATTGCCACACAAGATGTCCACGTCAACCTGAAGAATCGCAATCATGCGTTCAAAGAGTATGGATATGGGCCTCCAAACCCTGATGAGCCTAATACCGCCTTCTGGTTGAAGAAGGCAAAGATGTACAACGCTCCCACTGAGTCGATCAAGGGGATGCTTTGTGGAAATTGTGCCGCTTTCATTCAAACGCCAAAGATGATGCAGTGCATTGTGGGCGGTCTGGAAAAAGACGAGAATGAGGGTGAGTTGTCTTACGACGAGCAATTCGTTGCGGCGGCTGATCTTGGCTACTGCGACTTGTTCCAGTTCACTTGTGCAGCGGCCCGCACTTGTGATGCTTGGAAATCTGGTGGGCCTATCACAAAGGATTGATCATGTACGGCAAGATGTCTGCTCCCAAAATGGGTAAAAAAGAGTCCAAATCTTCTGGCGCTAAGAAGGCTATGCCTGTGGCCATCATGGTTGCTGTTGGCAAGCCTAAGCCGCTGCCAAAGCGTGGTCAACGTGCCATGACCAACAAGATGAGTCGTGGCAAATGAAAAAGACCAAAGCCGAAAAGAAGATGTCCCTCGTTATGCGCGAGTTTAAATCTGGCAAGTTGCACTCTGGTAAGGGTGGCCCTGTTGTCAAGAACCCTCGCCAAGCAGTTGCCATTGCACTATCTGAGGCCGGTAAGTCCCGGAAGAAGAAGTGAAAGAGGTCTGGGACAAGAAGCGTCCAAAGTCCTTGGGCGCTGCTAAACCGCTGACACCGGCTAAGAAGGCTGCTGCCAAGAAGATGGCAAAGGCTGCTGGCCGTCCGTACCCCAACTTGGTGGACAACATGAGAGCCGCGAGGAAGAAATGAAGACCGCTGCCTGGACTCGCAAGGAGGGGAAAAATCCTGCTGGTGGATTGAACGAAAAGGGCAGGAAGTCCTATAATCAGTCTACAGGCGGGAACCTAAAAGCTCCTGTCAAATCAGGCGACAACCCAAGACGGGCCTCCTTTCTTGCGCGTATGGGCAATATGCCCGGGCCTGAATACAAAGACGGCGAACCGACTCGCCTGCTTCTTTCCCTCAGAGCTTGGGGCGCATCGTCCAAATCGGATGCAGTAGCCAAGGCAAAAGCAATTTCTGCGAGGAACAAGAAGAAATGAGGCCAATCTCCGTCGGTGTCAACCCAACAGCAGCAACGCTGACCACTGTCTATACAGTGCCGACGGGGTATTACGCCAAATTCACTGTGATGTACATCCACAATACTGGTGGATCGACGAAAACCATCACGGTGCAGTGGATTGATTCCAGCGAGAGTGCAACTTACGACATCCTGACGCAGTATTCGCTCAATGCCAAGAGCTACTTGCAGTTTGATGGCAATGCGTACATCGTGTTGGAAGAGGGTGATTCGATCAAGATCACTACTGAATCCGGCAGCTCTTTCAGCTTCATCGCAACCTTTGAAGAGACAGGATTGACACGGCAATGACCTACCTAGAACTCATCAATGATGTGCTGATTAGGCTGCGTGAGACGACTGTTTCTACGGCCAATCAGACGACCTATTCCACTTTGATCGGTAAGTTTGTCAACGATGCCAAGCGCCAGATCGAGGACTCATATGCGTGGAATGTATTGGGTCAGACGGTCACCCTCACTACTGTGGCCGGGACGTACATCTATTCGATGACTGGTGCTGGGCAGAAGTTCCAGGTGGTTGATGCCATCAATGTGACTGCCAATGTGGGCTTGACGAACATCAGTTTTGTTGAGATGAACCGCTATCAGAACTTCACCACTCCGATCTCTGGCATCCCGAACTCCTATTGTTTTGATGGCGTAGATGGAAGTGGCGATACGAAGGTGGTGCTGTATGCACGTCCTGATAACGTCTATTCAATCCAGTTCGCGCTGACCGTTCCTCAGGCTACTCTGTCATCTGACAGCACCTCTGTGCTGGTTCCTGATGTCTTGGTGACGCAGAATGCCTATGCACGGGCTTTGATCGAGCGTGGTGAGGACGGAGGATTCTCGTCGTCCGAGGCTTACCAGTTGTATCGCTCGATGCTGTCTGACTACATTGCTCTTGAGGGCACTCGTTACCCCGAGGCGCAGGAGTTCATTGCGATATGAGCCAGCCGCTGCAAACAGCTAGTGTTTCGGCCCCTGGCTTCTTTGGGCTGAACACTCAGGACTCGCCAACTGATTTGTCGAGTGGCTTTGCACTGGTTGCAACCAATTGCATCATTGATCGCTATGGTCGAGTTGGATCTCGTAAGGGGTGGGCTAGGGTCAACGCATCTTCTGGCAACTTGGGTGCTAATGATGTTGGGGTTATCCATGAGTTGGTGCAGTCTGATGGCACACTCACAATCCTGTTTTCTGGCAACAACAAGTTGTTCAAGCTCGATGGCTCCAATGCTGTCGTTGAATTGACCTATGGGGGGGGAGGGTCTGCTCCCACCATCACTGCCAACAACTGGTCGTGCGCTTCTCTCAATGGCATCACCTACTTCTTTCAGACTGGACATGATCCGCTGATCTTCGATCCTACGGTGTCTACAACGACCTATAGGCGCGTTTCAGAGAAGACTGGCTATGTGGGTACTGTCCCTAGCGGGAACATCGTTCTATCGGCTTTTGGACGGCTTTGGTCTGCCAATACGTCCACGGTCAAGAACATCGTGTACTTTTCTGACCTGTTGGCCGGACACGTCTGGTCTACTGGAACCGCTGGCTCTTTGAATGTGGATCGCGTCTGGCCCAATGGTGCGGATGAGATCCAGGGACTGGCTGCTCACAATGGCTTCCTGATCATCTTTGGCAAACGGCAGATCTTGGTCTATCAAGATGCCACTACGCCATCAACGATGCAGTTGAGCGACACGGTGGGCGGCATTGGTTGCATTGCCAGGGATTCTATTCAGACTACTGGCAAGGATGTGCTGTTCCTGTCCAACTCCGGTGTGCGTTCGTTTGCAAGGACGATCGTTGAGAAGTCTGCCCCTCTGGGTGACTTGTCGAAGAATGTCAGAAATGACCTGATCCAAGTTGTTGCTACAGAGAATGCGGCAAACATCAAGTCGGTGTACTCGGAGACTGAGGCGTTTTACCTGCTGACATTGCCCACGACTAAAGAGGTCTACTGTTTTGACACCAGGGTGCAGCTTCAGGATGGTTCGTTCCGCGTGACCACATGGGACAGCATTGAGCCTACCTGCTTGCTCTCAAGGCGCAATGGAGACGTATTGCTTGGCAAGAACGGCTACATTGGCAAATACAGTACCTATCAAGATCACACATCATCGTATCGTTTCCAGTACTTCACCAATCATGCTGACCTAGGGGCTGCAAACGCCATATCATTGCTTAAAAGGTTGCGTGTGCTGGTGATTGGAGGTACGAATCAGTACCTGACGATGAAGTGGGCATTTGACTTCTCGACTAACTACTTGGCAGACAGTGCCTACATCCCCACGCAAGGCATTTCCGAGTATGGTATTGCTCAATACAACATTGCCGAATACTCGGATGGTGTGGCATTGCAGACGCTATCTTTGCCAGCGAATGGCAGTGGCAAAATTGTGCAGACTGGTTATGAGACGAACATCAATGGAGCGCCGATGTCTATTCAGCGCATCGAGATACAGACTAAAGACGGGAAAGTGAGTTGATATGTCCAATTACGTTCAAAGCACCAATTTTGCTACCAAAGATTCTCTTCCGTCTGGCGATCCGCTCAAGATTGTCAAGGGCACTGAGATCAACACCGAGTTCGTCAACATTGCTGTTGCTGTTGCAACCAAGGCTGATCTAAATTCGCCAACTCTGATTACGCCTGTTCTTGGAACGCCTGCTTCTGGCACTCTGACGAACTGCACTGGTCTACCTATTGATGGTGGCACTACTGGGACATTGCCTGTTGCTAGAGGTGGTAGTGGTGTGACCACATCGACTGGCAGTGGCAATAACGTGTTGTCCAACAGCCCAACTTTGAGTAGCCCGACGTTTACTACTCCCGTATTGGGCACGCCAGCCTCTGGCACTTTGACGAACTGCACTGGGTTGCCGTTGACATCAGGTGTCACGGGAACATTGCCTGTGGCCAATGGAGGCACTGGATCAACATCTTCTACCGGATCTGGCTCTACGGTCTTGTCTGCAAGTCCCACTTTCACCGGGACTCCTGCTGCGCCCACGGCTGCTTCTGGTACTAATACGACTCAACTGGCCACAACCGCTTTTGTTCAGGCCGCATTGCAGGCTCTGCATCCGGTTGGCTCCATCTACATCAATGCCACCAATTCAACGAACCCAGGCACTTTGCTTGGCTTTGGGACATGGACTGCGTTTGGTGCCGGTCGTGTGCCTGTTGGCTTTGATTCTGGTAATGCGCTGTTTGACACTGCGGAAGAAACTGGTGGTAGCCCAGATGCT